GAATATTTTTATTATGCTTTGCATTTAAGTCGAGTAAAGTAAACTTAACTGAATTATAATTATACTCAATATTTCCAGATATTACTCCTGTACCGATCATTCTAGCAGAAGTATCAAATGTTCCTGCTTGATTAGTATTTAAAAACAACTCCCACTTTCTGTTTCCAAAATTATTTGTTGATAATAGGTCTGAAAATCTTTGCCCCTGTATAGATCTCTCTGTATTTATTAATCTTACAGACATACTAGCTACTGTTGTATTAAAATTAAAAAAATCTAATGAATGACTAAAACTACCCCAACTAGCAACTAAACCATAGTAAAAATCAGAACCATCTGCTCTATCAATGTCAGATACCCCTACAAAAGAAGATTCATCATTATAGTACAGCTTTAAAACCCAAAATGCTGTTGTATTAGCATTTTTTAAAGCATTAGATAAACTTGAATCAAAACTAAGCATTGATTGTATTTCCTAAACTTGTTGCTTTATTTAAAGCAGGTATAAGTTCATTATTAATGTAACTTTCATCTACCACTCCTCCAGATATATTTACATTAATTGTATTGCCTGTTCCAACTTCGCCACTATTTAATCTAGCAAGATTATCAACGCCTACTTGCTCTACTACTGCTTTTCTAATAATAAACTCACCAGCTTGTGCCATAATTGGAACATTATCTTGACCTTGAACCATTCCGCCTGTAGAAAATCTTTGTATATCTCCATTTTCTTCAATCAATCCACCTGTATGGGCAAACCCTAAAAATTGCGATAGTGTTTTTTTTGCAAATCCAGCTCCTCCTATACCAAGTGCTTGAAACGCTGTAAATATAAACGCCTTAGATGCCATTTCAACTGCTATTGCTTTTATACTATTTACTACAGCCTCTCCTAAGTTCTGACCATTAAGAGTAGCTTGAGAAAGTGCAGAGCTTAACTTATTTATATTATTTACTGTAAAGTCAGTTCTCTTTTTTTCATTTTCCATCATTTTTTTAATTTCTTCATCTTGCTCTGCAATCATTTCATCTATATCAGAAAAATCCATTCCTTCAAAAAGGTCTTCATCAGCCATAGCTCTAAGACTCTCACCTAATTCTTTTAATGCCTCATCATATGATGTAATATTAAATTTAAAATCTAATAATGGTCTTTGCCCCTCTATAGTAGAATCAAAAAAATCTTCACTTGCTGTAGTTAAATTTTTATATGCTTCTTCAGTTCTAGCTAAAGCATTACGCATTGTAGTTCCACCAAAAAGATTATCTTCTTCTATCTTTGCTTCTGAACTTAAAACTTCTAATAATTGTTGTAGTTGAAGTTGTAGTGACTTAGTTGAATCTACGGCAATATTATGTTTTTTAGAATATTCTTCAATAAAATCTGATGTTGTTTCCAATGTTTCGTAGTAAGTAACATTTACAGATTCAGTTTTACCAAAAATCTTTGCCAGCTCTGTTAAATTATTTAATATTGTAATAGATTCCTTAGTTAATTTTCCAAATGAAGGAGCAAGTAATTCACCTACTGCAACAGATAAATTTTCACTAGATGCCGTAAATTGATTTATTACATCCCTAGTTGTTAATGTTTCATCTCCTAATTCACCAACTTTTTGCCTAGCAGATTCCATTGTTGCTTCAAGAAATGCTTGTTTTTTCTCAGCATCAGTTAAATCTTTTGCTGTTTTACCTAGTTTACGTGCATACGCTTCATAGGCTTCTTCAGACTTTACTACAATACCAATATTATCAAGCATAAGTCTTGACTGCCTTCCAATACCAGTTACAAGAGACTCTACTGACTGTGCAGTATCTTTACCCAATGCTCTACCAAGTCTTTGTGCTACATCAAACATTTCAGCCATTTCATCAGAATTTTTTGTTACGCCAAGAATCATAGCATTGTTAGCTTGTTCAAATAAAGCAAAATCAGACATAGTTCCATCTGTTGCTTCTCTAATTTTTCCTAATGATTCCGTCAATGTTCCAGATTCACCAGATAATGTTTCAAAAGCAGTTCTTAATCCTTCAACTTTTGAAGCTTCAGCAACTAGCCTTGATATTTGTCTAATACCAAGCCCCATTGCAAAATTAAAAAGCAATAACTTAGACCTTATAACAGAAAATGCTCCACCTAATCCACCCATACCTGCTGTTCCATTTCTAGCAGAATGTCCAAGATCGAATAATCCCTTAGATGTTTTTTTAGTGCTTTTAGTTAATTTATTATTTTGACCTATAAACTTAACTCCTTCTGCATTGAGTGACACCTGAGTGCTTACTAATTTTTTTGTAGCACCATCTAATGTTCTTATAGCATTAATTAGTGATTTATCACCCTCTGGTTTAAATCTAATAGTTATAGTGTCTCTTTGTTCAGCCATTTTTTATTGCCTTTGCTTTTTGCCTTTCTAATAAATGTGTTAATAAAAAGGTTTTATCTACCCATTTTTTTGGTTGCTTTCCATAACTCCCTTTATATGGAGATGTATTAAATTGTTTTGCATACATAAATCTTGCTATATCTTTTTGTGCATTTATATCCATAATCATATTACTACAAGAAAAAAAGGGCAGTTGAGCCATCACTGATTCAGCGATATGCAAATTACTGCCCTCTTCAATATGTTCTTGTGTTTCGTCTATTAAAAGCCGAATAACATCCCAAACATCTTCATCTGATGTAAAGGTTCGAGTTTCATACTTTCCATCGATTAAGATAGGAATTTGAGCCTCGTAGGGGTACTTATGATACATACACCCCTCACACTTTTTATCTAGTAAGAAGTTTAGTTCTAATGTGAGGGATTCTACTCCCCCAAGCGTTGATGTTCCTGTACTGCCAAAGACAGTTCATTCTTTTCATCCTCACTTAAAGACTTGATAAATTTATCATCAGCCCCTACAACACCTTTGCGAATCCAAGCAGTTCTTGCTTTTGCTAAGTTAGTGATAGCTACAATTTCATTTCCTTCATACCTCATCTGAGGTAAATCATTGCAGTAATCAATGTCATCTACAGACATTTCTTTTAATTCTATTGTTTTTCCTGTAGATAACTTCATTATGCTAAGTCAAATATTATTGCTGCGTGATCACCAGTTACCGCTTTCAAAGCAACATCCAACATCATCATATCACCTTCATTAAAAGTAACATCAGTCAATACGCCATCAGGCATCGAAATAGAACAGTCGGTTGCTGTAGTTTGAGTCATAGTAAAGCAGTTATCTTCTTTGTGAACTGATTGACTATTGAAGCTGTGATATAGCGGTCTAGTTGCTGAATCATACTTTACATTAGCGTTTGCCGTAATGGATATTTCTTCACCCCTTGCAAATGCTTCATATCCACTGCTGGAAAAACCACCATACACAGCAGGACTTTCCATCGTTACATCAAAAGATGACATCACAACATCTACTGCATATACTTTCTTTGCACTTAATGTGCTGAGTGAAATATGATTTGCACTAAAAGCATTGCCACCAGGGTTGTCGCTATCATTTGTTGTTGGGCTAACACCAGTTGATATAGTGGCACTAAACTTATAAACTCCACCATCTGTTCCTGAATCAGCAGAAAGAGTAAAACTCGTACATTGACATCCTTTTAAAACTGTATTGTAACCATCGCTGTAATCAGGTGGTGCTAATATAAGGGTAAATGTTGCATTATCTTGAGCAACTCCATATTTACCAGTAACTCCAGTAGCAGTGGCAGAAACAGAAACGTCAGCAATAGATGCTGGCGTTAAATCATTACCAGCTACACTTTGCATTAGCATAACGTGACCACCATCAATATGGAATGTTCCAGCTAAAGTTACCTCTATAGCTCTCATTGTGTTGTCTTGAAAAAAATCATCCTGATGCAATACTCTTCCAGCTCTTGATCTAACTCCTAAAACTTGATTTGGATTTAGACTAGGAAAAGCAACTGAGTCAACATCTAGCTGATAAGCAGCAGATGTAAAAGTTAGAGCTGTGCCAGGAGTTGACTCCTCAATCACCCAAGCCTGAAAATCTTTTGGTGAAAATACCGCGTTTGCCATTATTTATCTCCTTTTTTGGAATTTTGTTCATCTATTTTTCCATCTAATTGTTTTGGTAACATATCAAGTTCAACGCTTTCGCCTTGATTTAATGCTACCCATTTGTCGTAGGGTAAGTTGCAATAATTATTATTTGATGACAACTTTTCCCCCTTTTTTAATTTAACTTTCATATCTCTCCCTTATTACTTTAAGATACGTTTCCTAAAAATAAACCTCGCCATTCCCATCTTATAACTACAAGACCATTAATGGCTTCCTCGGCTTCTTCTTTTACATTGATTCTAGTAGATTCAAACCTTCCATTGTGAAATGTATTTTTTTGATTTTGAAAAAACAATGCCTCTATGTGTGATACCTGACGAAGTATGTGTTCCCAAGTATCCTTCTTCACCATTTTTTCTTTAAATGTATATGATACATCTACAATATACTCTCTTAATTCTGCCGTAGCCATTCTTTCAACTAAGTCAGAACCCACTGGATTAAGGCGTATGGACTGACTGCCCATATCCTTAAAATCTCCTGTGTAAACTGGAATACTACCTGCAAACTCATCATTAAGAAAAGTTCGTATAGTATCCAAAATCTTTGTTTCCCATATATTGACAAATGTAATAGACATTATCTACGAGTCATTCCTATTGAGTAAGGCATACCTGCATCATTTAGTGATTCATTCTTGCCATGAAACTCTATTTCCCATTTGTCATTTAGCGTGGCTGTATCTGCTGTATCACCTGCAAATCTAATTGTAACACCACTTGCCAATGTTTGATACTGACCATTAACTGTGTCTATATAATCAGCATCTTCTCCGTTATTCATTCTTTCAGCACCTAACTTATCAGCATCTTTTAGCCAAACTGAATACTTAGCAGTTCCAATAGCCCCAGCAGTTGTAATCTTTACACCAACTCTATCATACACATCGTAGTAATGTCCTCTTGTATCTACAATACGAAGATTGCCACTAACTGATATTTCTCTTAAAACCCCCTGGGATGAATCTCCAGATATTTGAAATGACAGTTTGGCACTTCCATCATTGAGTGCATTTACATTTGCTTCTGCTTCAGCAAAAAGTGCATCAGCTATTTCAGACGTTGGTTGAGATGCTCTAATCAAAAAAGACACTGCAAATAATGCAGTAGTCCTAATGATCATATAGTCATAGTTACCATCTTTGTCTTTAAATTGTTTTCGGGGCAGTTTGCCGTCTAACCTAGAATCAAGGTATTTTTCAGCGTTGGATATATAGCGACTTCTGATTGCATCCCAATCGTCACCAGATTCAATGAGCATATCGTTGGGATTGGTGGCACTGTTAAAATAATAGACAACATCATTAGTATCGTCATAATACCACTCATCATTGGCATCTACATCAGATATGCCACTCTGGGCTGCCCCTAAATTTTTACCATTTGCAAATAGCTGAGTTATCAAGCCTACATTATCAGCCCTATATCTACTTCCAGCGTGTTGAACAAATCCATATAATGGAGTTTTTGCATCAAACTCATCTATAGAGGGGTAAATATCTTTTAAGTCTCTTGTTGTAATATATGCCATTGTGTTCCTAACTTAATTATTTAATCTTTTTAATGCAATATAAAATATTCGTATTTAGTCTTTTATTTCTATGTGAACAAGATCATCAAATCTATTATCTTTAATTTCTCCATCAGAATCCCAATCTCCACCCCAGCGAATATTTAAATTAAGTGCCTTTGCGATGCCTCTAACCATGCCGCCCATATAATGAAAACGCTCTCTATCATCCCAATCTATTGGATAGGGTGCAATGTCAACAGCCTTACCTTCCATGTGCTTAGAGTATTTAACCTTAGTAGCTCCTTTCTTTAATAATTCTTGCTGACGTTCAGCAGAGCGAAGCCCCTCAATAACAGTTACATCCATAATCTTTATTAATTCATTTAATACATTTACCAGTCTTGAATCTATTCCTCTGAGTCTATCACGACTCCGCTTGCCGAACTTGTACATTATTTCCTCTTTATCCTTTTAGACATTTTATTTTTTTTCTTTTTGCCTTTCTTTTTCTTTTTGGAACTGTGTCCGTAATGATATGGCATTATCTTGCTCTCCTTACCTTCTTTCTTACTTTTTTTGAATATTTAGCACGTTGCTTACCTTTTGCAGATGCTTTTCTTTTTTGCCTGTTTGTATATGCTTTTTCACTGGCACTAAGACTTTTCCTAACTGATTTAGGTAGGTAACGCCCTCTTTTTCTTCTAGGTTTTTTTTCATCTTTTTTGGTTACATATCCCCACTCTTGCTTTGTCCATCTCTTTAAACTTTTTTGAGTCTTCTTCAAAGCCATTACTTGTATCCTCCACCTGCTTTTTTATATGCTCTGGCTAACATTTGAGCTTTTCTAGCAGACCACTGTCCAGCTCTTCCACCCTTGCTACCTGCTTTTATTCTATAAAAAAGTCTTTTCCGCATTGTAGGCTTTGTATAATTACCTGCCTCATTTACTCTGGATTTTGACCTTGCCTTC